TTACTTCGCCTGCTGTTTTTGGATCATGTTGGCTAGGCTCTCCAAAGAGTGAAATAAGTTCTTCAAGGCTTGTTCCTCCTGTAAATGAGGAATCAACAGTCGCAAGTTTAATTTTTTCAAAGTTAGCGCAGCGCGTTTATCTTGATGAGCGGCTTGGTGTAGTCGGGGAGTAATGATTTCTGAATCAGACGGTTGAGGCTCTTTATCTTTCGTTGTTGAACAAGCTACCAAAAAGCTAGTAAAAAAAGAGATGAGAAGAAGTGTTAGTAAGTGTTTTTTTGTCATATGTTATTTCCTAAACTATTTTTGCTGTATTATATCATAAATTATAAACAAGATATAGCTATGATTCCCCATAGCGCATGCGCTATGGGGAATTTAGTACTATTTTGATTCTTTTTTTTAGATATTCATGAAAAAAATGGTCAAAAAGCTCTGATATGACAAGGTTTTGAGTGGTATTGATGGAGTATCGGTAAGCGTGATGGTAGGGCTATAGGGATAACGGAAACTCATGAACAAGACAAAAAGAAAAAACCTTGATGTAACAAGGTTTTAGTAAGTTATGATTACTTACGGTAAGCATTGATGGAGCTGGTGGGAGTTACTTGGATGTTGTTAAATTAACGTTTGTTGAGAATTAGTTGTCAATCTAGTTGCTTGTTAGTAACAAATTGATTGAATTTAGTTCCAATGTCATCAATTGCCGATTGCGTGATGTGAGTATATACGTTCATAGTTGTCTGTAAATCTCCATGCCCTAATCTATGTTGCACCTGTTTCAAGGATAGACCTGATTCGAAAAGTAAGCTTGCATGAGTGTGCCTGAAACCATGAATTGTGATTTGTGGTAAGTCTGTTCCTTTGATAATTTGCAATAGCCATTTTCGTGGTAAACTTGGCGTCATAATTCCACCTGATTCAGATTGGAACATAAGAGTAGAAGTAGGAAAAGTTTCATGAAGTTCTAGTAAAATTTCCAAAGTTTCATCATCTAAGCTGATTAATCTATCGCTCGATTTTGTCTTCGTGACATCTATTTCTAGTCCAACTTGAGTACGTGTGACAGCTTTATTAATTGATAAAGTATTACCATTCAAATCATCCCAAGTTAGTGCCAGAAGCTCCCCTTTTCGTATCCCAGTAAATGCTAATAATCTAAACAAGGCTATTTTTTCAATGTTGTCAGTTTTTTCAACTAGTTCAAGGAATTGTTTAAGTTGATCAAGTGTATAAAAATTATTATTCATTTTTCTTTTCCTTTTTATTTTTGGAGGTGTAATTGGCAAAGCTGGATTGTTATTGATATATCCGTATCTAACAGCTAGATTTAAGATATTCTTAACAAGCCCAAGAATTTTTCCTCCATATTTTAAATCGTTGCACCATTCTTCAGTAAGCCGCTGGATAAGTAGTGGATTGATGTCTCCAATCTTCACTTTATCAAGTTTTGGCAAAATATGTTTATTAATATTTCTTTCTGTTTTTAAGTAGGTACTGCCCTGAACGGTTTTTTCATATTCCTTTAGCCATTGATCTGTCAGTGCTCCAAATGTCATACTTGATTTAGGTTTATCAAGTTCAGCTTGTAAACTAATTAAGGTTTCCCTTGCAGCCTGCTTAGTTTTGAAACCTTCTCGCCTAATATATTTTCTTTTTCCATTAACATAACCGGCATACAAAAGAAATTTATAAGCAGTTTCACCATTTTCCTTTTTATATGATTTAATTTTCATTGCATACCATCTTTCAATTTGATAAAATAGGTACAAGAAAATGACCTTTTTAATGGTTGTTTCTTATACTGTCTTGCCTCACGCTCTCCTCGCCAAATTTGAGCGTGGGGCTTTTTTTATTTGTCTTCATCAAATTCTAAATCTAATTCAATTATACCGTCTTCTCTAGATGTCATAACATTAAATTTCTCTTTGAAATCTTTCCAGTTAGATGAAATTCTCATAATCCCAAGAACTTTATAAATTTGAGCGTTTAAATCAGGATGTCCTATATCTGGTGTTAAAGTTTGGAAAAATCTAGCTTTATATTGACCTTTCTTTGTTTTTGGAGTTCTTCTTTTTAATTCTTCTAACACTCCATCAGGCAGTCTTTTATAAATCAATTCGTTTGTCCATTTACCAACAACACCTGGACGCCTTTTAATTGATTGAACATCGTAGCTCCACCCGTTCAATCTAAAAATTTCCATATAAAAATCATCTGGAAACATCTTTTGCCATTTTAGCAATTCTTCACTAATATATGCTTTAAATATTTTTTGAAGCTCAAAACGTTCTCTCTCATATTGATAACCAGTAGCTTCATCTACTAAAGCAGTAACACCAACTTTCGCAAGTGAGCGAACTAACATTTCCGCTTTTTGTGCAGTTCTCATCTGAGCTTCTGATTTGATAGCTCCAATTTCTCTAGCTTTTAAATATAAATCTGATACTAGCGGTAAAATGTTAGCATCAAAACCTAATTGAATCCTACCATTTAAATCCCTATATTCAATTTTGTTGATCACACCCCTTAAATCCTTTGATATCAATGGTTGAAGGTTTTTTGCATCCATAAAAGTAGGTATTCCGATCACACGGGTATTGCCTCTACTAGGTCTGTCCAATGCTTTAAAAACACCAGCTTGGGTGATGATTCGCTGACCGTTATTTAAAACTGCTACATCAAGAGTTGTATTATCTAAGACTAATTTACCCTCGTGAGTTGCATGTAAAACTTCATTTTCCATATTTTCTCCTAAACTCATTCACAACCGTAGCTTCGTTAGCTATGATTTCCCGAATAACTTCCAACAACTTCACCAATAATCCTAAAATCACTATCTCTATCTATCGGTATATCTTCATACTTGCTATTTAAACTGTGCAGAAATGCCCCCTCGTCATTTATAAGTAGCTGTTTGATATAAGCGTCACCATAGTATTCAAAGACGCCTATATCGCCATCTGTAAGCTCTACGGATAGCTTAACAAATACATAATCCCCAGAGTGATACTTCGGTTCCATGGAATCACCATAAACAGGGATAACAAAGTCTGCGTCATAATCGACTGGTAACTCAATTTTTTCTACTTGTACATCATTTAGATACTGACCTGTACCAGCTGAAGCTGCGTGGTCGTAGTAGTTGTAAGAAAATAATTCGGCAATAGTATCTTCGTTGTTTTTAATTTCTTTCTGTTGTTCCAATAAAGTCTCAGCTGTATCTAAAACAATTATCTGTCTACTGTGTTCTAATTGAGAAGAAGTAGAGTTTATTTTTTGTAGGGTAGATGGGATGAGTTCAACTTGGGGGTTTGTGGGAGAAGAGGAATAGTCAAAAAGCTGTTGTGGCTCTATTTTCAGTGCTTTAGCATATTTTCGAATATCTACTTCGTCAAGTTGTCTATTACCATTTTCGTGATTAGAAATTGTATTTTGTTTAAATCCAGTTAGTTTTGCTAACTCTTTTTGGGTCATTTTTTTGGATTTTCGAATTTCTTTGATAGAATTTCCGAGAATATTCATAATATTTTTCCTTTCTCTACTATAAATATAACATCAAGAAACAAAAAAGTAAATAAAAAAATCTCAAAAAGAGATAAAAAAATAGTTGACAAAATATCTCGTTTTGAGATATACTATAATCAAGCTTAAGGGATTAAGCAAAACGAAAGGAGGTACAGCTGATGAAATCTAGGCTAAACAAAAAGCCTAAACGCAAAGAACTAGAAGTCGAAATCAAGATTCTTTGGTTTAAGCTTAAGATTCACTACTCAATAGAGTGGTGAGGATAATTAGAGGGCTAAGAAGCCCTCTCCCCCTAACGGGGTAAGTTTAGTTTAGCACATTGGCTGTATCTCCGCAAGAATGAAAGGAGAGGTTGCATGAATTGGAAAAAGCTAATGCTTGGCAACTTAGAACACACGTTTACTAGTCATGATGGCAAAGAAAAAACAAGCATCGAATTTGAAGGTGGCTTATTGCCAGCGCTGTTGGTGTTAGGTGGTATCACTTGGTTAGCAGCTTGGTTTATTACAAAATAAAAAGCCCACAAGGGGCGGAAAGGGGGGAGTTAAAATGGCAGTGGTCTTTCAGGTCTTAGGGGTTTGTTATGGGTTTCTAGTGATAAAAATCTGGGACCGATATAGTTTTTCTTGTCCGCCAAAAAGTTCTCTAAAGTGGATTTGGATAAGTTTGGTAAGCTTAGCTTTTGGGATAATATTGTCCCTTCTGTTAGCAATTGTTCAATAATGAGATCAAATAATTCAGATGCTTTTTTGGCAAATGTTTCATAATCATAATCGTATTCGGTGTTACGATAAAAATGTAAAGAGGTTGCAGAATTTAGGGTGTATTCAGAGTATCTCATAGCAACTGATACTGGTAATTTTTCAAAATTTTTTAACAACAAGCCTGTCAGAAAATCTTGTGCATTTGTTGTATATCTAGGGAACGCCACTAGCCAATAATAACTTTTGTTATTGAATGATTGCGAATTCATCCATTTTATTAACGGTACATAGAGGGTTAGGTATATTTCTTTTTCTTCATCAAATTTTAATTTCCTGATTTGACTTCTATAACCAAGCCAATTGCTTATAAAAATAGAAGAAACAGAGACTATTGCTGAAATTAACGGAATTAAAAAATTGGTATTTTTCAATAAATCCATGATTTTCTCCAATCATTTTATTTAAATTATACCACAGAAAGGGGGTGGAATAGATGCGCCCCAAAAAATATCCGTATAGCCAAAAAAATTATCCAGCGCCGAAGCTTCATAACGTCATTGAAACCGATAATCAGTTCTTAATAGATGATAAAAGGATTCATTATGTTATTGAAGATTCTGTAAAGACAAAAACCCTTGGCGATGGCTATGTTGAAGTAACACTTTCCATAATTGCCAAGAGTTTTACAAAATCACAAGGTTAGTTTGGCGATAGTCCTTGTGATAGAAGTTGGTGTAAGAGGGATACCTTCTTCTTTAAGGACATTCTTTAAACGGCTCGAAAAATTATTATCTTTAAGACTTTGAAGATATAAGTAACCAGTTGTTGTTACGCCATCGAAAAAATAGAAAGTAATATCTTTTGTTGGGCGACGTTTTCCTTTTATCAAGCAATCATCAAGTAAATTATCAATTACTTCTAAAGTGCCTGATATTACAATGTTTTTATCTAAGTCTTTAGAGAATTTTACAAATTCACTGTTAAGACTTAGATTATCAAATAAGCTATAAGCGTCGTCTGGTTTGGTTTCCACGAAGGTTTCCAAGACAATTATATAAAGTTTGAAATAGTCAAACATCACATTCACCTCCTTTCTGCCCATATTATAGCAGATTGGAGGAACTAAAAACAGATAGAAAGGAGGTGGGGGAATGACGAAAAAACAACGTTTAAAACAGGAACATCTCAAACCTAAAAAGCGTTTAAGAGAAGAACGTTTAAAACGTGAGTACACAAAAATGTATATGGCTGATTTAATTGGTTTAAAAAATAGAAAAGGTTACTCTGAGAAAGAAGATGGTTTACAGCCTTTTAAAGATTATGAAATGGCTATCATTTCTCAAAAATTTAATGTTTCAGAGAGTGAATTATTTTTTTAAACAAAAATATCTCAAAACGAGATAAAGTGTACAACACTAGAAAGGATAAAAGAAAAATGCTACTAACGGCAGCACTTATCTTAATTTTATTAACGAATATCGCTATCTTAACTATTATTGTCAAAATGGGGAAAGAATAACTGATATTTTCGGAATTGATGAATACGCTTATCAGTTGTGATTTTGATTTTAACTGGCTTTTCATCTAAATAGTAAGAGAAATTTTCTCGACTAGATGGATATACTTCAGTATCTGACTTAAATGGCGATGACTCCCATTGGTAATCTAATGGCATATAATAATTCGGCATTGACAATCCATAATAATCATCAGCTTCATTCTGCATGTCAGCTTCGTATTTTTGAAAGGGATTGAAGCCATTATCGCTTATTAGTTTTCCATCTTTGTTGTAAAGTTCAATTTTTTTAATAATGACTGAAACATTCGATAAGTTACTGATACTAAAATCATACATCCAATCGTAACCTTTATCTACTCTTGAAATGTAACAATCAGATAATTTTATCTTAACCATGTTGTAGTAGATAGAGTGAACAAGAGCAATCACAGCAACAATTAGCGCAATGACGCCGATAATTGTATTAAATAATTCCATTTTTATTCTTCCAATCGTTTTTATTTTAATTATACCAAAATAGAAAGGACACATATGAACGAAATAGAAAACAAACTAGAAGAACTTGAAGAAATGGTAATAAACATGGATGAAGTAGATGTAGTGATTCCATGGAAGATAGCAAAAAACCTGCTACAAAGAGCAGGTTACTTATCAGAAGAGGAACATCGCCTACTAAGTTGGAGACTCGGAAAATCAAAATATGCAGGCAAACGTTCCGAAAAAGTCCGCAATTTGCTAGAGGGACTTAGGAATAGTGGAAGTTCCGAGAATAGCTGATAATTTTAATTCTGTTGTTTGGTCATTGTGCATGAAAATGAGAGTTTCATTTTTGCGATTAGGCTCAATCCAATGATCAATAACAAAGTCTCCGACAAGACTATGTAAAATAACAGTTTCAAAATCATCAATACTATTCAATAGAGGAGTTAATTCTTCTAAATTCATTTAGTTACCCTCCTTCCTAATAGGATAACTACATTATACAACAGAAAGGAAGCACATGAGACCAAAACGATATCCGTATAGCGGAGAGAAAAAGAGAGCCTATCATAAGATAGACCCTGAACTGATAAAAACCGGTAAAGTTGATTGCATCAATCTCCCTTAAGTACGCCAAGCTCTAACAATGCATTTGTCATAGCTGCGATAGTAGATTTAGAGGTTGATTTAGAGACATACTCCAAAATATTAACGATATGCTGAGCTTGCTTTTGTGTAATAGGTGCATTCATTTGATTAAGTTCCGCAACGACAAATTCAACTAATTGGTTGTCAACATTGAAATTTTGGTTGATATGTTTTGAGACAACTTTCATAAATTCTTTTGTATCCATAATTAATCTCCTTTCTTGCTTATTTGACTAAACAAGATTAGAAGAGTAGAGGTCTCTCGAGAGATCTTGTTGAATCATACGAATATTATATCAAGACTATATTGAAAAATCAATATATTGTATATAAAAAGTTATCAACAACTACATGTTGTGCTTAGGAGGAATTATGTGGGGTAAAATCGAAGCTCTATTAATTGAGAAAAAAATGACCAAATATGAACTGTCACAAAAGGCTGGATTGAACCAAAATTGCTTGATTGATCTAAAGAAAGGAAGAAAAAAATCATTGAAATTTGATGATGTCGTTAAAATTGCCGATGTCTTGGGCGTCAGCTTAGACGAATTTAGATAACAAAAAAAGTCCGACGGGAAACGGACTCAAAACAAATTTTAATTTACTTAATTATAACATAAGAGAGAGGGAAAAACTATGGCCATTGAAATATTTGGACCTGAGTTTAGAAAAAAACTGCTTGAAGATTTAATCGCTCTAAATATGGAAGCGATAAAAATAGCGCAGACCAAAAACGCCAAGTCTATTGAATGGATAACCATGAAGCGGCTAGAAAAAGAAACTGGATGGGGGCGAACTAAATTGACCCAGTGGAGAGAACAAGGGAAATTTAACTTTAAAAGGTCATCAGAAAACGGGAAAGTACTATATGACCTAGCAGATGTTAATAGATTTTTACGGACCAGTGGATATGAAAAAGGAGAAACAACATGAAACTATTAGATTTTATTTTTGCAAAACCAAAAAAACAGGAACTGATTAAGCACGACACGCTTAGAGCATCATCTGAAAAACAGTGGGCCGAATTTGATGCCTATATGAGGAAACAGTATGGACGACAAGCTTAATCAGATATTGATAGCCATGCGAAACTACCACACAAATGGTGATGATAGCAAGTATTTAGAGGATATGGAGGTCATTTTAAATGAAAACAAAAATTGAAATCATGCGTGATTTTTTTAAAGAAAATCCTGAATCAACTCAACGGCAAGCCTCAGAAAAGCTTGGATTTACGGAAAATACAGTTAAACAATATATTTGGAGAGATGTTAAGCGTGGCTACTGTATTAAAGACGAAGAAGGTCGTGTAACTTATCTAAACACTGAAGATGAATTATCGCTTATTAATGAATGGAAAAGTGAAATTAGAAGAGAATTGATTGAACAGTTACTATCAGCTAATCGACATGAAACGTCAAGCGAACAAATTCGTATGAACGCTAAAACAATCAATCAGATTTTAGGAGAAATTTAATGGAAGGTATGAAAAAGTATATCAATGGTCAGATTAAACTAATAGATACTATTGAAGAATGTGTCAAAGAAAAATGGCCTGAATTTGATGATAAAAAAGTACATAAGATATCTTTAGCTATTTACCAAGGATGGTCCCTTACAGATATTAATAGCACACTCGAAGCGATAGAAATGGACTTGGATAGAAAATGAGAATTTATGTAAACAAAAAAGGTAAACCATCTGTTGAATTTGAGTTTGAAGATCGACGCGGTGGCATGTTTGATACAAGATTAATGTTAAAAGAATCACCACTCAAAGAAGAATTTAAAGCCGATATGTACAAGGCAATTGATGGTGTTTTAAAAAAATACGAAGACATTTTTGATACTCCTATTTTTAAAGAATTAATAATTGGGAAAGAAGAAGATATTAGAAAAATGATTGATTACGATGATAAATTTACCGAACTTTTTGGAGGGATTAGACATTGAAGATTACTAAAGCGACAGAAATTACAAAAACCCATAATTGGCGCATATTAATCTATGGTAAACCCGGAAACGGGAAAACTTACTTAACTAATTATTTAAAAGGCAAGACACTGATTTTAGACATGGACCATTCGTCTAAAACGATTGCCGGAAACGAAAACATTGATATTATCCAATTTGACAGGACGCACCCTAGCGACTTTATGACCGAATTCTTGACAGAACTACCAGAACTTATCAAAGAATATGACAATTTAGTCATTGATAATATAACAAGTTGGCAATCAGACTGGTTTATCGAACAAGGTCGTAAATCCAAAAATGGAATCACAAACGAATTGCAACAATACAACATGTGGACCAATTACTATTTACGAGTATTGACTACCATTTACAGCCAACCTACTAATATTTTTGTGACTGCTTGGGAATCAACGCAAGATTTAACGCTCGAGAGCGGACAAATTATCACGCAATACGTGCCAGATATCCGCAAACAAGTCCTAAGCCAAACGCTAGGTTTAACCGATGTTGTCGGACGTATTCAAGTAAATCCAAAAACGGGCGGGCATGGAATTTTGTTGCAGGGCAGCGACGGACTATATGCAAAAAATAGGCTTGATAATAGGACCGTTTGTAAGGCGGAAGAGTTGTTTAATTTCGAAGGGAGTGATGCGTAACGGTATACCATTTACACGAATATCAAACAGAACTTATAAATGAGGCAAGAAGACATATTTTAAAGCATAATGTGATGATTGTTAGTCCACCTGGAAGTGGTAAGTCAGTAGTCATTTCTGATATTGCTAAGTCAGCGACTCAAAAAAACGGACACGTTTTATTCTTGGTCCATCGCAAAGAATTAATTGACCAAATCACTAATAGTTTTAAATTCCATGGAATTGACATGAATAAAGTGGATTTAATGACAGTTGGTAAAGCTAAAAACCGCTTGGATAAATTAACAAAACCAACCTTAATTATCACAGATGAGGGTCATCATGGGAAAGCTAGTACCTACCAAATAATCTATGAATACTTTTCAGACGTGCCGAGGATTGGTTTTACTGCCACACCTTGGCGTCTATCAGGCGACGGTTTTACAGACACTTACGATGTTATGGTTCTTGGTAAAACGGTCGAGTGGCTTATCAATAATAATAAACTTGCACCATATGATTATTACAGTGTTCTATCAATTGATACTGCGAAATTAAAAGTACAAAACGGAGATTACTCCAATAAATCGATTGACGAATCATTTGGTAAAAAGATTTTTGGTGATGTAGTTCAAGAATATATAAAAAAAGCGAACGGTCAGAAAGCTATTTTATACGCTCACTCGGTAGAAGCATCGCAGGCATTTGCTAAAGAATTCCAATCTATGGGAATTAATGCAATACACGCAGATGCAAAAACGCCTAAAGCCAAACGGGATAAAATCATGAAAGATTTCCGTGACGGTAAGATACAAGTTATCTGTAACGTTGATTTGATATCAGAAGGTTTCGATGTCCCAGATTGTACAGTAACTATTCTTTGTAGACCTACAAAATCATTAGTATTATTTTTGCAACAATCTATGCGGTCGATGAGATATCAACCTAATAAAAAAGCCATCATTTTAGATCACGTAGGAAATTGGAATATTCACGGCTTACCTGACACACCGCATCATTGGGAGAATTATTTCCGAGGAGGGTGGAAGAAGAAGTCGAATAAAACTAACACGGTACACGCAAAAGAATGTTCTGTGTGTTCGGCTTTGTGGCCACTTAGTCAACAGCTCTGTGAATTATGCAATCATGATTTTGGATTGAAAGAAAAACAAGAGAAAGAACGCATAGAGGCAGAACTTGAACTCATAAAACGTGAGCGGTTTAGAATCAAACAACTTGCTAATAAGAAGTTTGGTAAAGATTTAAAAACAAACTGGGAAATTGCCCAAGCTAGAGTTAAAGACGCTGGTAAAGGAAAACCATTATATAAACTTATCTATTTCTACTTAAAAACTGATTGGGTAGAAACAAACGTTAATGAACTTGCCGAAGTAACAGGCAAGTCAGAAAAAGAAATATATAGCGCCTACAATTGGCTAAAAAAGAAATTAAGAGGATAAAAACATGGCAGGATTTACAACAGATTTTTCAGAAGTTAAAGAACACGCAGAATTCAAAGAACAACCATACGAAATGATTGTCTATGATGCATATGAAGCAGTAAATGAACGTAACGGCAAAAAACGTGTTGTTATTGACTACGTTGTTCGAAACGATATCAAGCAAGAAATGCAAAACTACCACTTATGGGATGAGCAATATCCCAACTCACAAACTGGGAAGTATCATATCGGCATCTTAATGGGTAAAGCAAAAGCACTTGGTATCAAAGAGGGGCAACACTACGATAGTTTTGAAGCGTTTTTAAACGACTTCAAAGGACGCACTGCAAAAGTAACCGTTAAACTTGACGAATATAACGGAAATAAATACCCGAAAGTTCGTTACGCAAATCAAAGCGATGTGCCTAACAGCTACCACGTATGGAAAGAAAAAGCAACTGGATTTACACAAGCGGAGATTGAAGAAGACGATCTACCGTTCTAATTTAGACTGGGGGATAAATGACATCAAATGAATTTATTGAAGCTTTATCAAAATTGACAACCGAAACCGATTGGGGAGACCCAATCTTCGGCGAGTCAGTGCTTAAAGCTGAATTACGAAAACACTTATTTAAAATTGTCCCAATTGATCACAATGGGTATATCCACAAACTGTTTTATTCAGAAATGGTTAAAGATGAAGATGTCATGTATTTTGTGTCAGATGGACGAAAAACTTATCGCTTTTTATTTGGAGATACAATTCTAAAGACTGATAAACAAGGCAATGAATATCTCACATACTCCGTTGAAAATAATTTTCCACCATTTGCAAAACTAGTTATCGACTACATTCTAGGTGCTTACACGTTTTTTGAGAATAAACTTTATGACATTCGATATAAGCAATTTAAATTGATTGATGATTTTACACTTCAGACTAAGTATGGTTTCAAAGACTCTGGTCACATTTTAGAGATACTACAAGGTATCCACAAAACATTAAACATCCAACCAATCAATTATATTGAACCATATCAGATTGCTTGCAAGGATTTCATAATCGACCTTGAAAATTCTGAAATCATTAACCAACCGCCTTTGCAAAACGTATCTTATTTTAAGTATTACGAAGTAGACTACAAAACAGCAATAAACAGTAAGTCTATTGCAGAAGAATATCTTGAGTACGTTATTGCAGATAGCAATTCGTTAAACAATGCAATACTACAATCTTATTTTATCGCCCAAGTAGCGTGTGGTGTTAGACCTAAAACCAACTTCTTCATCTCAAAATCTGGAGTAAGGACTGGTAAAGGGTTAAGGCATATAGCTTTATCTGGTCTATTCAACAAGATTGATGTTGAGCTAGATACATTAAAAAGTAATGGATTTGAAGCGTTACAGGCGTGGGCGATGTTCTCGGGTGGAGAAATGGCTCTAGCGACGGAACAGGGAGATATTCAAGGCAATGCAATGGAGCGTGTACTTAAAATTATTGCAACAGAGAAAACACACGTTGCACGAGCAATTGGGCAAAATCAGTCAATGGTTAATTTAACGAGTGTTCTGTGTATTGACACCAACCGTACTGTTGCGCTGTCGGATGAAATGAATGGACGAAAGGTTTTAATTCAGTTTAAAGATAGACCAAAAACTGAAACTGATTATGAAAGAGAGAGCATATTCAGGAAATATTGGCTAGCATTTACTGACTGTGATAAAAATCCAAAAATCGATGGTTGTATCGGTTTTCTGTTAAACTCACTCGAGCGTTTCCAAAAAATTGGTAAATGGTATCAATGGAAAGATGTTGAAGTATTTAATGATATCGATTTAGACGAATTTCAAGTTGCTTTAATAAATGCATTACAAGAAGTCGATTTTGTACAGCGAACTGATAACAAAGAAGTTATTGACTTATCATTACAAGTTTACGGAAAAAGCAATCATGCAGTAAGTAAAGCCATATCTGAAATTGGTGTACGTAGCAGGTCGAAGAAAGTTAACGGGAAAACAGTCAGAGGGTATGAAATCGAAAATAAAACACGTTTTGATAAATATATCCTTTAAAAAGGTAACGCATGGTCACGCAAAGTTACGCAGAATTTTCCATGTTGCGTAACCTACTCAATCTCTTTAGTACCAATCGATTTCAGCATTTATTTAAGAAAGGTTACGCAGTAACAAACAATAAGTCTAATTAATGATTTATTAATTATTTATATATATAGGGGTAGGGTAGGGTGATTTTGCGTTACTGCGTAACCATCCTTCTCTAACGCTATCTATATCAACGTTTTAGAGGTTACGTAGTAAAAAAGGGGGTGCGTTACCTTATGTACCACACTACTGCACTTTCATTCTTAAAAAAAGGATATCAGGTTATACCGCTTAGAAAAGATACTGGAACGCCAATGATTAAGTTTAAAGATATCCAAATAACGGAAGAAGTGATCAAAAATACAAACTGGTTTAATTGTGATTATGCTTTATTAATGCGTGGCATTTGGTGTATTGATATTGATACTCATGACATGGACGAGAAGTTAGCTAAAGAGTTATACATAATGATAAAAAAGATGGGGATTGATTTATTATCTGTATTATCGACTGATAAGTATGACAATGGACTAGATGGTTATTCGTCAATTATTAGGCATGAGTATAAAAACGAATTAATCAGTAATTTTAAAAATACATTCGCAGAATTAACTGCAAGTGGTGGTATGCACATACTCTTTAAAAAACGCGATGGTATTAATTACACGCAAAAAATAGGAGTAATGCCTGGTGTTGACATAAAAGCGAATGATAATAATTTTGTCAAAATATTCCCATCTGACGGACGTGAAGTTTTACAAGCAGTTAAAACATTACCTTATTATGATGGAAAATTTGAAGAGGAAGCATTTAAACCAAAACAAGAAGGTATAACAACCTATTTTGGAGGTTCTGTCACATATACATCAAACGGAAGTCACGAAGGCCGAGAGGCTTATGAACGTGTAGTAACTGGAACATCATATAACAGGAATAATGATTTGTTTAAAGGAGCGTGTTGGGCGTTTGAAAATGGTATCGATATTGATGATTTAACATCAATTATTGGGACGGTTAAAGGCAGAGACGTATTTACGAGAGAGGAGTTTGAATTAACGATTGAATCAGCGAAACGAAAAGTCAGCTACGTCACTATCAGAACATGATATCCAAAACCTTATCCGAATGGAATTATCACAAGCGGGGCATATGGTATTTCGAGCAAATGTCGGAAAGGTGAAAACAGCAGATGGTAGATTTTTTGATACAGGTTTACCAAAAGGTTTTTGTGATTTGTTTGGATTCAAACCAAACGGACAAATATTTTTTATCGAAGTTAAAAATGAAACAGGTCGGATAAGACCAGAACAGAAAAAATTTATGGAGGTCATGGCATCTAGAGGAGCGCTTGTAGGAGTGGCTCGGTCAGTGGAAGATGCCTTAAAAATAGTCAATGACACTAGTAGGTGATTTTTACAAACAAATGGAGCCGTCAATTAAAGCGTTTTTAGACGATAACATTACCATCGCAGATAAAGAAGAAGCTGACAGAGTCTATAGATCTGTCAAATGCTATAAAAAACTAAACAGATTGCCGCCACCTGATGTATTGGAGTGGTTCCAACGAATCTACACGACAGAGAAAATGGTGGCGTTAATCAAGCAGTCTTACCGTCTTAAACAAAAAAAGACAGACGAGGATGACAAGATTTACGAAAAGTGGGTATTTAAAAAATACGGTGACGTTAAGCTCGTTAAAAAAATCAAACGCATGGACGCACTAGAAAAAGCTCGGAGAATGGGTCTATGAAAAGACACAGACAGTGGCATAACGATATTAAATATACACCTAGATCTTACTATGATATATCAGAGTTGTTAATAGCTCACAGATGCAAAATAAAGACGTCTGATGACGTTTTAGCAGACAAGATAGATTTATACTTGGCAATTAAAAGCGCTCTTAGAACGCAGAATATTGCCTAATGAGAGCGAGTGTAAATTGATTATAGATTTTTTGAGAGAGGTAAAAGGATGACAGATAAAATTAATCCAGAATCAATGCAACAAGCATTTTATAAAAACTATCAAACATTTTTAGATAAAAACGCAGATTACGGAAACTCTTTTGAAAAGTCGCTTGACGAACTCGGAATCGTCGCAGGAGTGGTCAGAATCGGCGATAAATACAATCGGGTGTGCAATCTTATCAAAAACAAACAAAACGTCTCAGAGAGCATCTCAGACACGTTAAACGACATGGCTAATTATTGCATGATGTTAGCCGTTTGGTTGGAGGAAGCGGAATGAAGAAACCAAATCGTTATCCATACAGTAAATCAAAATTTTATGGACGTATTTACCAGTTGCATTCAGCCAGTTTTAAAGGTAAATACTATGTCAAAGATTTAAAATCATGCGGCATACATTATCAAATTACAAGAAGCGGTCCTTTTCCTGATATTTTTATAAAAATTGATAATCTCGAACAATTACAAGCATTAATAGATAAAACAGGACACGATTTAATACTTAGTAAAGACCAAATTTGGATTTATGATGACTATATGGAATGAGGAGTAATAATGATACCGAAATTTAGAGCTTGGAGTACATTTAAAAATGAATGGGCAAAACACTTTTACATCACAGAAAGCGGACTAATTTACAATATGGAACAACCTCACCGAGATTTGATTGGAGCTGTCCCTGTTGAAAAATCTGGATTAATTCTCATGCAATCAACAGGGCTTTTTGATAAAAACGACGTTGAGGTGTTTGATGGGGATATAATGTTTTACGAACAGGATTGCTATCAATACACATTAGTCAAATATGATAAAGATAAGCTTGCTTTTGTGTTATACGATGGTTGCGAAAGACTTTATCACGAATTGTGGGAACCAGGAGAAGTCATTGGCAACATCTACGAAAATCCAGAATTACTAGAAAGTGTAGACGAATGACGATAGATGAAGCGTTGCAAAATTTACGTGATAACTTTAATAAAATAATGAATGTCCTAAAAAACGATTGGAAAGCACTATTGTTTCTTGCAATCGCAATATTTGGGATGATGGTAACCGTGTCGTATTTTAGCTATCGCGACGCACGACAATATTACGAGTCGCAAATATACGGACTACGTACACAGCTAAGCAGGACACAAAAGCAGCTTAAACGTGCGAGTGAGCAAAATCAGAGACAGACAAAGCGGATTGCTGATTTAACGAATAACGGAGGGTAACATGATTAAGATCGATGAGATACATCGCATACTAGGCATCGACGAAGTTTATAAAGCACCCAAACGACTTACGGACATACTCTTTGATAAAGATAGTCGTGAGGATATATTTAGACAGTTTTTGAAATATGAAACAGATGTATCTTACGACTGGTTTATGCAATATTTTGAGGAAGAACAAGCTGACCGCAAAAATAAAAAGCAAGACTTTACGCCTAAATCGGTTAGTACACTATTATCTAAAATAATAAGTGGTAATCAATACTACGAGGTAGCAGTCGGGACGGGTGGGATACTTATCCAAGCATGGCAAGAACAACGATTAAATGACAGTCCATTTACTTATCGTCCGAGTAAATACTGGTATCACGTAGAAGAGTTATCGGACAAAGCAGTACTGTTTCTACTCTTTAATATGTCTATAAGAGGAATAAATGGTGTGGTGGTGCATGGCGACTCTTTAACAAGACAAGTTAAAAACATTTATTTTTTGCAAAATACAAAAGACGACATGCTGAGTTTTAGTGATATTAACGTTATGCCAAGGACTCAAGATATTGAGCGAGAATTTAATGTCAAAGAGTGGATTGGTGATGGGATAGAACACATTGAAAATCCACTAATTGAATGGATATAACCAATAACGGTATCACGCACGTTCGACTCGTGCGGTTGGTATTGACCGAAATTGAAAAATAGAAACGAGGACCTCCTTACACCAAAACAAAATCTAACGCTGGTTATCGGTCACTGGCTATTATTTAAGGCGCTAATACTGACATCGTACGCCTGTGTCAAAAATAAAAAACGAAAGAGAGGGCTTTTCTCCACAAAACAAAAAGACGTCCACACGGAACGCCCCCTTGGTTAAATTTAAGCTTAAATAAATTATACCACATCGGGGGCTTTCATGACGTTTTTTCCAGAAATTAATATACAAAAAACTAAATCAAACGCTAAGCGAAAACTAAGAGAGTATCCACGCTGGCGAAGGATAGCTAATGACGTAGATACTCAAAAAGTTACAGCTACTTACTCATTTGAGCCAAGGCAACCGCATGGAGTCCCTAGTAAACCAGTTGAGAGACTAGCGCTAAACCGTGTGTCAGCAGAACAAGAGCTGGATGCGATTGAGCAAGCCGTCAGTATGATACTAGAGCCAGAGAGACGCAGGATTTTGTATGACAAATATTTAGCGCCTTATAAAAAGGCAGATAAGGTTATTTATACAGAATTGTGTATGTCAGAGAGCTTTTACTATGATACACTTGACATTGCTTTGTTAGCTTTTGCAAAGCTGTACAGAGAGGGTGTGTTGCTTGTTGAGCAAGGAGTTTTTAGCTAGTTTTTATACAGTAATAAGATAGTTTATACATATTTTTACATGTTATTATAGTACTATCAAAATAACAAGAAGAGATAACCTTTTAATCACTGACTATTTTATTTAGTCGCCAACTTTAACTACGATCAAACTTGTTATTTTATGGTATGTGGGACGTGCAGGTTCGAATCCTGCCGTCTCTATCAGCGTCAGGGGAGACGCGACCCCACACCCATTTAAAGGTAGACACGATCTGATGTGTGGGGTTTTATGATTAACCGCAAGTAAAACAAGGGTCGCAACCTTGCTTGTGGTTAGTAGGCTTAATGGTCGTTTATGCACGTTCGATTCGTGCAAAGCCTGTTAGGAACATGAACCGTGATTGGAAAACGGTGGAGGTAGCGCCTTGCTTCGGGACGTTAGCTAAGTCCGAAAACTCTTTGCGAAGAGCCAGAAGAAGATGTGTCGGTTCGATTCCGACTGTTCCTGTTGCATTTAATGCAAACTCCATATTTTTATTAAAAAAGCCTATTATACCTATTGTGTAAGGGCTTTTTTCGTTGTATTATTGAAGTGATAAAAAATATGGAGATTAAATATGGAAAACAAACCCGCAAAAGCAAGTTTCTTTAAATTAAGTTCTTCTAAAGAATCTAATTTAAAATTGTTTATCGAAAAGATGGAGGAAATGTTTGATAATTTTAGAAAAAAACAATATAGTAACATTCCAACATTAGAGATAAATGATCTTATGTATTATATAAATGCAATGCAGAAGGTAACAAGTGAAGAAGAATTAAATGGAACGAATCTATTTTATTGGTTAGTTACCATTTCACGGGTGGATACAGAATCTCCAATTATTCTTGCGAATCTTGAAAAAAATATTGATGTAAGAAAAAGGGAAATTGAACATGGGGATAATGAGGGCCTTGTGGTTGATACAAGATTATTATTTGACCCATTTAGACAAATTTTAGTTGTTTATAATCAAAGAGGTACAATTAATAATTACGACTTAAGAAGGTTTTTTTGTCAAATAATTGGAGTTAAAGGATTGAAGTTTGATATTATATTAAACAGTGATGCTTTCAAAAGGGTTGGTAAGCTTGATGTTGTAAATTCAATTAGTTATACTGTTGCAAGCCCAACAAACTTTAAGGAGTTTCGAGATGATACTCAAAGTGAAAATGCCGATTTAAAGTTTGCAAATTCTATGCTAGGAGAGTCAATGCAGGTTGTTATAAAGTCAAACCATCTTTCTAAAAAAAATATATTTGATAAATTTTCAGATATGTTAGTTAATGACTCAGTTAATGTAAAAAATGCTAAAGTTGAAGGGCTTACCGATGGTCATCCGGAATTAATAGACTTAATAAAAAATAAATTGGAATATAAGGGAACTATTTTTTATGAAAATACTTTAGACGATGAGGCTGTTTATGCATTTCTGAATACCGCGTATAGCTTTCATTTTAGTCATTTAAAAAGAATGTTTACTATAACTTTATAACTTATATTGAGGTATGCGATGAAAAAAGGAAGGTTTAAAAGAAACTGGCCGATTATACTATTTGGTGTAATAGTTTTTATATTTAGTTTTTATTTTAAAATTTCTCCAAAAAGTTTAAAAAATTTTACTGATATAATGTCGGCATCTCTATCATTTTCAGCAATTGTAACCGCAATATTCTTTGCTAGTTTTTCATTGATACCAACTTCCGGTTCTAATAAATTAGTAGTGATGATGGAAGATTTAGGGACAGAGATAAAAATAATGGACCGCCTATTAGTTGCTACTTTTTTATCTTTCATTAGTTCTTTATTATCTTTCATTTCTCTATTCTTTAGTAAGACTGATACTGATTTAATTTCAATTTTAGTAGTTTCAAGTTGGTTGAGCTCAACAGTAATGATGTTCCTAAGTTCGTTCTTTGTGCTAAGAACATTAATTTTGTTAGTTGAAACTTATAATAATTTCAAAAATAAATAGGTCATCACATTGTGGTGACTTTTTTGTTATGGTCCACGACATGGTTACTTATTAGTTACAAACGTTGAAATTACAATGTTTCGATAGGTCAACGTCGTGGTTTTTTATTATGTAAAAAAGAACCACAACAGTGGCTCTTATGCTTGTAATTTTAATTCAAGCGCTTCAGTAAGAACTTGAGAAAAGTTGAGGTTTTTATCTTCTGCTGCGTCGTTTAACCATTCAGGGATAGTCACGTTTTTGCGGACTTTTTTGGAGTGATATTTTTTCATATAGGCAACCATATCGATGCCAATTAAAGCAATGTCGGAATCAGGATACTGTTCTTTTAAATCAGAAACGGCGCTAGCCTTTGGATAGTCAGTATAGTCTTCAAGGGCAAAACCTAAGACTTCGACAGCCATTTCATAAGCCTCTTGAAAGTCTTCACCTTGAGTAATTGCTTCAGGTACATCTGGAAATGTAACCATGATATAGTCTGTGTCTTGTGTAAATGTAGCTGGATAAATTAACATAATGATCCTCCTTTGATTACTGTGAGATAAGCACACCATCTGGCAAGCGGATTATTTTAAACCCGCCTGCTTTAGAATGGTATCTTCAAGACCTTTTCCGAGGTCTTTATTGTGCATTGGAACAATGGTTTGATGTCCGTTATTGTCTCGGAATTTTTTGTGACTTCCGTTTTGACTGACTTCGTAGAACCCATTCTTTTTTAGCAGTTTTATCATCTGCTTTGGGGTCATTGGCATATTGCTTACCTCACTTTCTATACTTATATTATACACATAAACAATGTAGATGTCAATGCAAAATACGCATAAAATACACAAAAGGCGGTGATAGAAAATTGAGTAAATTAACACTAAAACAGAAGCGGTTTGCAGATGAATACATCATCTCAGGGAATGCTATGGAGTCAGCTATAAAGGCTGGGTATAGCTATAATTATTCCAAAGCACAGTCGCACAAGCTATTGGAAAATGTTGGAATTAAAGAGTATCTTGATGAACGATTTGAAAAAATGGATTCCAAGACAATAGCAGACCAAAAAGAGGTATTGCAATATCTTTCTTCGGTCATGAGAGGTGAGCAGCAAGAAAAAACACTCATCAGCATTGGAGAGCTTGGGCAAGAAATAGTTGATATTGATGTAGGAGCAAAAGACAGGTTGAAAGCAGCTGAATTGCTTGGTAAGCGGTACAGATTGTTTACCGATAAGATAGAGGCTGAGGTGCAAGGAACGGTGGTGTTTGTCAATGAAGACGACATACCAGACTAAGCCAAAGCTAGAAATCAAAGTTGATTTGCCTAAAACTATCGGTATAGGTTATGGCGCTTTTTGGCGCTCTAAAAATTTTTATCGAGTAGTTAAAGGCAGCCGTGGATCTAAAAAATCTAAAACGACTGCTTTAAATTTTATCGTCAGACTGCTGAAGTACCCTTGGGCTAACTTATTGGTCATCCGTAGATACTCAAACACTAACAAACAATCTACTTATACCGATTTTAAATGGGCGTGTAATCAATTAAAGGTTACACACCTTTTTAAGTTTAATGAGAGCTTGCCAGAGATAACCGTCAAGGCAACAGGACAAAAAATCTTATTCCGTGGTCTTGATGATGAACTCAAGATAACATCTATTACTGTTGATGTCGGTTTGCTCTGTTGGGCATGGTTCGAGGAGGCTTATCAAATTGAGACCGAAGATAAGTTTTCAACAGTTGTCGAATCAATCCGCGGTAGTTTAGATGCTCCTGATTTTTTTAAACAAATAACAGTCACGTTCAACCCGTGGTCAGAAAGACATTGGCTTAAGCGTGTCTTTTTTGACGAAGAAACTAAACGGGCCGATACATTTTCTGGGACTACAACATTTAGAGTAAACGAATGGCTTGATGATGTCGATAAAAGACGCTACGAAGATTTGTACAAGACTAATCCAAGGCGGGCTAGAATCGTCTGTGATGGTGAATGGGGCGTTGCTGAAGGTCTTGTTTTTGATAACTTTGAAGTCGTAGATTTTGATGTTGAAAAAACAATTCAACGTGTCAAAGAGACTTCAGCTGGTATGGACTTTGGTTTTACTCAAGACCCTACAACTCTTATATGTGTTGCAGTTGACCTCGTAAACAAAGAATTATGGCTTTACAATGAACATTATCAAAAAGCTATGTTGACAGATCATATTGTCAAAATGATAAGAGATAAAAATATGCATAAATCTTATATCGCAGCTGATAGCGCTGAAAAACGTCTAATAGCAGAGATAAAAAGCAAAGGTGTATCTGGTATTGTTGCCAGTCTTAAGGGTAAAGGGTCTATTATGCAAGGAGTTCAGTTTATGCAAGGTTTTAAAATATACATCCACCCTTCTTGTGAACACACAATAGAAGAGTTTAATACTTACACTTTTAAGCAAGACAAAGAAGGTAATTGGTTAAACGAACCGATAGATAAGAATAACCACGTTATTGATGCGATTAGATATGCGCTTGAAAAATACCATATCAGAAGCAACGAGTCAAATCAGTTTGAAGTTCTTAGGGCTGGTTTTGGTTACTAGAAAGGAAAATAATGTACACAGAATCATTTAGAGATAGTACGGGAAAGACTAAAACATTAGAGTTTAGGTTCCACCGTGAAGCTCGCATGAGGTATCAAGCGGAAAGTCTAGAAAGCTTGTTAACCGAAAAATATAAGCTACTCCGTGAAATGATTGAACACCACGATAAAGTCCAAAAACCACGCATACAAGAGCTTCTAGATTATGCAGAGGGAAATAACCACACCATCAGCGAAATAGGCCGTAGGAAAGACGATGACATGGCTGATGTTCGTGCTGTGCATAACTATGGTAAGTATATTTCAACGCTCAAACAGGGCTATTTGGTGGGTAATCCTATTCGTGTAGAGTATATTGATGGTACCGAGCAGCAGCAAGACCTATTAAAGGACCTATCTGTTAAAAACAATTTCCACCAGCTGAACCGCAGATTAGTAAAAGACCTATCCAAGGTTGGTCGAGCGTTTGAATTGATTTATCGCAGCATGGATGACAAGACAGAGGTCGTTAGACTAGATCCACGGGAAGTATTTGTTATCTATCAAAATAACCTAGAGCAATCAAGCTTAGCTGGTGTGCGGTACTATAACAAAAATCAATTAGATGGTACTACAAAAATTGTCGAGCTTTACACCGATAATAAAATCCTGAAGTTTGAATATGATGGTGATTTAACACTGATTAGGGAGGCTTCGTCTCATGCGTTTGGTTCGGTACCAATCACGGAGTATCTCAACACAGATGACGGCATGGGCGACTACGAGACAGAGTTGTCTTTAATCGACTTGTATGATGCAGCTCAGTCTGATACAGCTAACTACATGCAAGATTTGTCAGACGCAATTCTAGCCATTTTCGGACGTGTGTCATTTCCGCATGATGTTCAGACAGCCGAACAGCGTATCGAATTTGTGAAAGTGATGCGTAAAGCTAGATTGCTTAACCTCGAGCCTCCTGTCGACCAAGACGGGCGTGAGGGATCTGTAGATGCCAAATATCTATATAAACAATATGACGTACAAGGAACCGAAGCCTATAAAAATCGTATTGTGTCCGACATCCATAAATTTACCAATACGCCAGACATGACAGACAGTAAGTTTGCCGGTCAACAATCCGGAGAGGCGTTGAAGTGGAAAGTGTTTGGTCTTGATCAGGAGCGTGTCGACATGCAAGCTTTATTTGAGCAATCTCTTAAACGTAGGTACAAACTAATCGCTCGTGTAAGCCAACTGCTTAAAGAGATTGATGACTTTGACATCAGCAAGCTTAAAATCACATTTACGCCAAACCTACCTAAGTCGCTACAAGAAAAGATTGAAGCCTTTAAAGCATTGGGTGGAGAGTTGTCGCAAGAGACAGCTATGGCTATTACAGACATCGTGGAAGATGCTAAGAAAGAAATTAGCCTTATCAATAGCGAGTCGAAATCACGTAGTCAACTAGCGCAGAAGTTAGAAGAAACCAGTAGATTGACTGATAGGGAGTTAGCTCATGACCACCAGAAAGAGTAAATACTGGCGTGACCGTATCAAGAAAGAAATGGATGCTAAAGAGGCAGACGATATCTCTCTTGAGCAATCCATGAAGCAATTGCACGATTATCATTTCAGGAATATCGAAAAAGAAATTGAGTCGTTTTATCAACGTTATGCTGACAAAGAGAAAATAGACCTTTCAGAAGCCCGTAAGAGAGCTTCTGAGCTTGATATTTCTGCTTACCAGAAGAAAGCTAAGGAACTTGTTGCAAAGGCTGAGAAGCTACGAAAAGAGGGGAGAACGGTAACAAGAGATGACTTTACCCACCAAGAAAATGCAGACATGGCTATTTACAACTTAGCCATGAAAACGAATGCTTTGGAACTATTGCGCTTAAACATTGATTTAGAAATGCAAGAACTTGCCAACGGCGAACACAAGCTAACCAAGAAATTTCTTGATGAAGGCTATCGCAAAGAAACCGAGTTTCAAGCTGGGCTATTAGGATTATCAGTTGCTAGCCAAGCGAGCGTGAAAAGCTTAGCTGATGCAGTTATTAATGCTAATTTCAAAGGAGCAAGATGGTCAGATAACATTTGGGACAGACAAGATAAGTTATGTAGCATCATATCTCAAAGCGTCCAAAGTGCTATCCTAAAAGGTAAAAATGGCTTAACTATTGCAAGGGATATCAGACGAGAATTTGATGTGTCAGCGTCTTACGCAAAGCGACTAGCGATAACGGAGCATGCAAGGGTTCAGATGGAAGTTGGTAGATTATCCATGGCGGAGAATGGCTTTGCTATGTTTGATATATTGCCTGAGCCTAAAGCATGTGATGTTTGCAAGGATATAGCTAAGCATGGTCCATATCACCTTGACAAGTGGAGAATAGGGGAAAACTCTCCGCCGTTTCATCCGTATTGTCGTTGTGCAGTTGTAGGATTGGATAAGAAACAAGAAGAAAAAGTGAATGATAAATCTGAAAAATTTGAAAACATAACACCGAATCTCATGCCGTTATTTAGTAAGTTTGCAAGTAAAATAACAGATTTGCAACGTAAAATAGTGTACTCTGCTGATTTAGCAGATACCGGATACATTAGAACACCGCATGCGTTTGATATAAACAATACCTTGCGAAATAAAGGCTACAATTATCTAAACGTTGATGATAAACTAATTACCGACACATTGGATAGTGTCATCTCGATAAATTCAACTCCCAAAAATATAAAAGTATACCGCTTTGATGATTTTGAGTTATTAGGTTCAATCAACGAACAAAACAATAATATTTTTGATTCAGGTAATTTTATGGATAAATTAAACCAGGGAGGATTATCATACACCAACGATGGATATACTTCTGCAAGTTATGATGTTAAAAAAAACGTGATGGGATATCGCCCTATTAAGACTGAAATAAAAGTACCTAAAGGAAGCCATGTTTATCTTACAGATAATGAGGAAGAAAGTGAAATTATACTACCACGAGGGACAAAGTATGATATAATTAATGCGAAGATAAATGAATATGAAGAAATAGAAATCACTATGGAAATAAGAAAGGAGTAAGCGATGGATTTTTCTGATTTTTTGAATAAAAAACAAAAAGAGTGGGATGAATCTCATCCAATTCCTGACTTTAGTGCAATGAGTGATGAAGAATTGCTTTATCAGCCAATGAGTGAAGCTTTAGTGTCTGAAAGATTTGCTAAAGAGTTATCTAAAGAGGTTAGAAAGCGTAATTTATTATCAAAATAAAAACATATTATTATAGACGGAAGACTGTGGTCGCCCGTCTTTTTTTGTACCCAAAAACAGGAGGAAAACATGAATCGTGAAAGTAAACCAGGTATGGAAAGCGTAAAAATCGGAGGGTTGACATACTCTGTTGAAAAGGCATCGGACCTGCAAGGCAAAGATGGCAATTGGGGTCTTATACACTACAAAACACAACAAATTAAACTAGATGACTCATTAACCGAGCAGCTCGAAGATCAAACACTTATCCACGAAATTGTTCATGGAATTTTAGTTGAGGCAGGCTATACTAATCACGAAGAGGACCAAGCTAATCGCATTGGTCTGATTTTGTATCAAGTATTGCAGGATAATGATTTTAGCTGGTTGTACAAAGGGGAATAAATATGAATAAACGTATTAAGAAAAAACGGTGGTGCTGTTGATCGCAGAAAATGCCATGCAAGCAGAAGCTCTTAGAAATCAAAATAAACAAATTACAGAGCTGAGAGAGATTATACAACAAAACGCCCAAACTACAAATGAAGAGTTTGCGACTGTTAAAGCTGCTACTTTAGATAATCAAGTATCTATTGCAGATATTGCAGATATTGCAATTGACGTTAACTGCATCAAGAAAAATTATAAGCGCAAGTGGGGGAAATAAATTCTAAACTGATCGAATTCGACCCCTTTAGAATCAAACTAAGTCGTAGGAATACGGTTTTTTTATTATGTCCAAGCATTGACGACGATAAAAGCTATGGAATTAATAATCGGGGACGATTTAAAACATAGGAGGTGCCAATCATGGCAGAAGAAACACAAGTAGTTGAGACGGTTGAAGAGCAAGTGGTACCTGAAGCAAAACAACCGCAAGACGAAAAAAAGTATACAGATGCAGATGTGTACGCTATCATCGACAAAAAGTTTGCGAAGTGGAAGTCAGAACAAGAAGCTGAGAAATCGGAAGCCAAGAAAATGGCTAAGATGAACGAGAAAGAGAAAGCAGACTATGAAAAGCAGAAGCTGTTAGACGAATTGCAAGAGCTAAAAAACGATAAGACACGCAATGAGTTAACAGCAGTAGCTCGTCAAATGTTTGCAGAATCTGAAATCAACGTCAACGATGACGTGTTAGGTTTAGTTGTGACTTTGGACGCAGAACAAACAAAAGCAAATGTAACAACGCTAGCAAACGCATTTGCTAAAGTTATCGCTGATGACCGCAAAGCTCTTGTACGCCAGACCACTCCGTCAACAGGCGGTGGATTGAGCAAACAAACCAATTACGGTGCTAACTTGGCTAGTAAGGCAGCGCAACAAAGCACCAAACTTTTTTAGGAGGAAATTATGAATAAACGTAAAGTAACAACATCAAAAGAGATTTTACACAATCTCGATTATGAGGCTATGTCAGTCACTTTAGATTCAGAAAAAATCGGTAAGGAAGTTGTTCCAGCTGGGACAGTGTTAGCAGGTGTTTCGAAATCGGTATTTAAAAACCGCGAAGAGAAAGTAAAAACCGTGACAAATGGAAAAGTTTCTAGCGAAAAAGATATCTGCGGGATTTTGCTTACAGATGTCGATTTAACAAATGGCGATGCAGTCGGTTCCTGTGTTTATCGTGGGACTATCAACGCAGACAAGCTTGCTGATTCATCTATTGCGGAAAATTATGAAGTGTTGAAAGAAAAATTACCGCACATTGTCTTTATCAAAGGAGGTAAATAAACATGGCATTGATCCACGAAATTATCACATCGGAAAATATCAAAGGTTTTTACAATGCTAAAAACGAAAAGGTCGGAAACACGCTAGGGGAAAATGCGTTTCCGCCAAAACAACAACTAGGTCTTAAACTGTCATTTATTAAAGGTGCAGCAGGAAAACCGGTTACTCTTAAAGCAGCTGCTTTTGACACTAAAGTGCCGCTACGTGATCGCATGGCTGTTGAATTGCTTGACGAAAAAATGCCATTTTTCAAGGAAGCTATGTCTGTTAAAGAGGCAGATCGTCAACAACTTAACATTTTGTCTCAAACTAAAAATAACGAACTTATCGACACCATCTTGGCATCTATCTACAATGACCAGGCTACGCTTATTGCAGGTGCTAAAGCACGCCTTGAAGCAATGCGCATGGAAGTACTATCAAAAGGTAAAATCCATATCCAGTCTAACGGCGTGATGAAAGACATCGACTATGGATTGGCCGAAGATCAAACGACCAAACCAGACGCCAAATGGGATAGCGCAGGAACAGCTACACCACTTAAAGACATTGAAAAGGCTATCGAAAAAATGGCAGAGCGTGGTTTTGTGCCAGAAGCTATCATCATGAACTCTAAGACATTTAGTTTGATTAAAAACGCAGAGAGCACCTTAGATGTCGTGAAGCCTATGGCACCAAATGGGGCAGCGGTTACTAAACGTGATCTAAACACATATCTTGAAGATGAACTACAAATCAAAGTCATCCTAAAAGATGGCATGTTTGTTGGTGATGATGGTGAATCTCGTAAATACTTCCCAGATGGTTTTGCAACATTAGTACCTAACGGCAACCTTGGCTACACTGTATTTGGCACAACTCCAGAACAGTCAGACTTGCTTGGTGGTGAAGCGACAGATGCAAATGTCTCAATTGTCGAAACTGGTATCGCAATCACAACAACCAAGACAACTGATCCAGTAAACGTCCAAACCAAGGTATCTATGATTGCCTTGCCATCATTTGAACGCTTGGAAGAAGTACATATTATTAATGGCTTGCAAGATGCATAAGGAGGTGCTTTATGGCCAAAGTTATTAAGACTTTTAGAGATAAAGTGACGACTAATGCTTATTATGTAGGCGATGATTACAAAGGAGATCGTATCGAGGAATTGACAGCCAATGGTTACTTGGCCGGAAATACTCCTAAACTGGATACTGTCGAAGAAGTTGACCTAGATAAACTCAAAAGCGATGAAATCAAGGCAAAACTTGACGAATTGGGCATTGAGCACGATTCTAAGCTTAAAAAGGCGGAATTGTTGGAGCTTTTAAAAGCTAACATTTAACGGAGGTGTTTATGGCAAATGTAAACACATTTAGCATTGTAAAAAATGTCAAGCTCGATTTAGGCATTGAGGACGACAATCAAGACCAGTTGTTGGAGATGTTGCTAAATCGTATTACAGACCACTTCAAAGCAAATTATGGCGTGTTAGAAATTGACAATGCTTTTTCTTTTGTCTTGGAAGATTGTCTGATTGCTCGTTTTAACCGTAGAGGTTCAGAGCGTGCCAAAACAGAGGAAGTGGAAGGTCATAAAACAACCTACTACGACCATTTGAATGAGTTTGAACCCTACGATGCCATGATTATGGCAAAGCTTAATTTAATCAAAGACAAATCTCGTAAAGGGGGACTGTACTTTTTATGAGATATGCAGATAGAGTTACATTTGTTAAAACGACGGATGAGCAATACAATCCCGATTTAGGTGAGTATACGCACACAGAGGTCATAAGTATCACAAAACCTTGTTTTGTGATGGACATGGGCATGGAAAAGTCCGTACAGATTTTTGGAGATTATCAAAAGGATCGTAAAGTTATCTACCTAAAGCAGCCTTATACAAAAGCATTTGATTATTGCGAGTATGAGGGCAGGAGATACAAAGCTCAGGCAAATAAGCTTGGCGCTATTGTTTTTTATCTGGAAGGAGATGACTCTATTGGTGGCTGATATATCTTTAAAAGTAGTTGGAACAGCTGGTTTAAAAAAGAAACTTGAGCTTATTATCAAAAAAGATGCCGTCAAGAAGATTGTCAGAGACAATGGGACGCAGCTTCAAAGGAAAATGATTAATAAAGCGGTATTTACAAAAGGCTATTCAACAGGTGCAACTAGACGTTCTATTACCATGCAAATCGGCGATGGTGGATTGAGTGTCAAGGTTAAACCAGGAACTCATTATGCCGGCTACCTTGAAAGAGGAACTCGCCTTATGAGCAAACAACCGTTTGTTTTGCCAGCTCTAAAAGAGCAAAAAGTAAAATTTAGAAAAGATTTGGAGGCGCTTGTCAAATGATTAAAACTAGAGATCAGTCTATTTTTGACGAAATGTTTAAACGCATCCAGTCTTTAGGTTTTAAGGTTTACGATTATAAACCGATGACGGAAGTTCCATATCCATTTGTGGAAATGGAATCTACTGATGCGGAGTATATTCCAAATAAAGACGACATTAAAGGTTCAGTTGAACTTACATTGTCTGTTTGGGGGTTGCAGAAAAAACGGAAGCAGGTGTCTGACATGGCATCTGCTATTTTTTCGCAAGCTATGTCCGTAGCTCGTACCGATGGATTCTGTTGGTCGTTTAATATTAGGCAGTCGTCTATACAGATGCTAGATGACACAACAACTGTGACACCTCTTAAACGAGCGATTGTCACACTTAGATTTAATTTGAGATAGGAGGTAGAAATGCCAGAATCAGAAACATTATCCCCTGACATTCATACCAAAAGTCACGAAGATAGTCCAAATACTGTAAAAAAACAGGAGGAAGTAATGGAAACACAATTAGAAGCAAAACAAGGGATTCATTCAATCCTATTATTCCGTTTATTGAAGGAAGCGGGAGGAGAAAACGCAGCTAAACTTGCTTTTCAAACAGAGCATGAAGTAGGTAAAAGTCGTGATGTCGACGGCCAAAAGACTAAAGATGGTATTATCCAGTCCGTGGGGGCTTTGGAATACGACTTTAAAGCAACATCTATTTTAGCCAAAGGTGACAAGTTAGCAGCAAAACTAGAAGAAGCCATGGAAAAAGGAGAGCTTGTAGAAATCTGGGATATTGATTCTGAAAAAGCGAGCGAAGAGCACGATAGCAAAGGAAAATACCCAGCGACTTACTACCAAGGGTACATCTCAAGCTTCAGCGCTAAGAAAAACGCAGAAGAAAACATTGAAATTGAAATGGAGTTTGCCATCAATGGCGTTGGTCAAAAAGGATTCGCAACATTGACAGAAGAACAAAAAGCAGCTGTACAGTACGCATTTAAAGATACAACGAAAGGTTAATCAACAAGGCCAGTTAATTACTGGTCTTTTATTTTTAAGTTTTTAAAGGAGAAAGAATAATGCAATTGGAAATTAAAGGAAAAACTCATAACGTAAAATTTGGCACACGATTTGTTGCTGAAATGGATAAAGCTCATGTTACAGAACGTGAGGGGATGAAATTTGGTACGGGTTTATAATCAACGGTTCCGTTTTTGTTTGAACGTAATGTTGTGACACTTGCCGAAATCATTCATGTTGGAACCATTACAGAATCACCTCGTCCAAGCTTGAACGACATTTACGACTACATTGATGAGGTCGAAGATATCGAAAAACTTTTCGACGATGTTCTAGACGAGTTACGTCAGTCAAACGCTTCAAAGTTATTTATGGCTCGAGTAGAGAAAAATCTAGCAGAGGTAGCAGTCGAAGCCTAAAAGAACCCAATGAAGATTATTCTTCTCAAGAAAGCTTTGAGATGATTGTGCTTAATTGCATTAGATACCTTGGCATGACTGACATCAATGAAATCGGGCGATTAACTTTGTATGAATATGATTTATTAATGACAGGCAAAGCACTAGCGGCTGTTGATGAATCACATAAAGCTCACAAACAAGCTTGGATAAATCACCAAGTTACGGCAACAAAATTTGTTGGTGGCAAGAAAAATAAAAAAGAAGTCCCTGTTTATAAAAAATTCGAGGACTTTTTTGATTATGAGGAAGAAATCCGAAAAATCACTCAAGAAATTGATGAAGGTTACGACAAGAAAGGTATGGATTTACTTCTCAAAGCTAACCTTTAAAGAAAGGAGGTTAAATGGGAGAATCTTATTCTGTTGAAGCGGTTTTGACAGCTGTTGATAAAACCTTTGGCAAAACATTACAATCGGCAATCCGTTCAATCGATGGCTTGGAAAAGCGTTCAACCGGTTTTTCATCGGTGTCTCAAAAAGCTAGTTCTATGTTTAAATCCATGTTAGGAGCGAATTTAGCCGGACAAGCTATCTCGGTAATGACAAGGACAGTGTCATCAGGCCTTGGCTCTATGCTTAGTGAGATGAATAGTTCAGCGAAAGCGTGGAAAACTTTTGACGCCAATTTAGCGGACATTGGGTTTGGAAAAAAACAAATTTTGGCAGCTAAAACGGCGATGCAAGACTATGCAACTAAAACAATCTACTCGGCATCAGATATGGCTAGCACGTATGCACAGTTAGCGGCAGTTGGTGTGAAAGATACCGGAAAGCTCGTAAAAGCTTTTGGCGGTTTAGCTGCATCTGCTGAAAATCCGAAGCAGGCCATGAAGTCTATCAGTCAACAAATGACGCAAGCAGTAGGAAGACCAACAGTTGCATGGCAAGACTTTAGGATAATGCTGGAACAGGCGCCTGCAGGGATGGCTAAAGTCGCTAAATCTATGGGTAAAAATCTTGATGAACTCGTCGCCGATATCCAGGCGGGTAGGGTTAAAACCAGCGATTTTTTGGAAGCGGTAAAAAAAGCAGGCAATGATAAGAGTTTCCAAAAGATGGCAACTGAGTTCAAAACTGTCGACCAAGCCATCGACGGTATGCGAGAAGGCTTATCCAACAAATTGCAACCAGCGTTTGAAAAAGTGAACCAATTTGGAATTAGAGCGATCGAAGCAATCGGTAAACAACTCGATAAAGTTGATTTTTCTAAGTTTGCTAGTAATCTTGGGAAATTCCTTGAAGGAATTAATATCGATAAAATTGTATCTAATATTTCATCTGTCACTTCAAAGGTTAAAGAATTTTGGGACGGTTTCAAACAAACTGGAGCAATTAGTGCTTTTTCAGGAGCTTTGCAGAGCGTTTGGGGAGCTTTAAAAAATGTCGCTAGCGCCATGAGCGGAGGAAATTGGAAGACTTTTGGAGCAACAGTTGGAGGGATTGTTAAACACGTCTCTAACTTCGCTAAAGCTGTTTCCGATGTTTTAGGAAAGATGGACCCTGGCAGACTAAGAAGTTGGATAGCTACCTTCGCCGCAGTAGCTGGAGGTTTTAAATTATTCGAAAAATTAACGGGACAAAGCGTCATTGGTTCTTTTTTGGATAAAATTGGCAGCAAATTTGGTCTCTTTGGAAACAAAGCCAAAGAAGGAACAGACAAAGCCTCTAACGGCGCTAGAAGAAGCGGTGGCATTATTAGCCAAATCTTCAACGGCTTGGGTAATATCGTTAAGTCTGCTGGTACAGCCATATCAACAGCTGCAAAAGGTATCGGAGCTGGTATTAAAACTGCTTTGTCTGGAATTCCCCCTATCATTAGTTCTCTAGGAACCGCAATATCAACAGTTGCGCAAGGTATAGGCACTGGGCTAGCAATCGCATTTAAAGGCCTTGGTTCTGCTATTGCCATGGTGCCGCCTACCACATGGCTAGCTTTAGGAGCGGCAATTTTAATGGTTGGTGCTGCTTTTGCCTTGGCAGGAACTCAAGCTGATGGCATTAGTCAAATTTTAAGAACCGTTGGCGATGTTGTTGTGCAAATCTTACAACAGGTTGCTGATAGCCTAGCTACTTTAATCCCTATTATCGCAAGCGCCATCGGCTCTATATTACCAATTATAGCAGGTGCTATTTCTCAAATCGTTACAGCAGTAGCTGGTGGACTATCTCAAATCGTTACAGCTGTTTCAACAGGGGCATCTCTCGTTATAGGGGCTTTCACAGGACTTCTTGGTGGTATTTCTGGGGTTATTAACTCCATTAGCGCTGTTATCCAATCGCTAACTGGTGTGATTACCGCAGTATTCAATGGCATAGCTACTGTTATTTCATCTGTCGGTTCGGCTATCAAAGATGTATTGACGGGTCTAGGAACCGCTTTTGAAGGATTTGGAAATGGTGTAAAATCAGCTCTAGAAGGTGTTGGGGCAGTAATTGAATCGTTTGGTAGTGCAGTTAGGAATGTCCTTGACGGTGTTGCAAATATCCTTGATTCTATGGGTACTGCGGCACTTAATGCAGGCCGTGGCGTAAAAGAGATGGCCAAAGGCATTAAAATGCTTGTTGATTTATCCCTTGGAGATTTGGTTGCTACATTAGCAGCTGTGGCAAGCGGTCTAGGGAAGATGGCTAGCTCAGCTGGCGAAATGACAACATTAGGTTCTGCTATGAGCAAGGTAGCCAATGGTATGACACGTCTAGCAACAAGTGCTACGATAGCAATTACTGGATTAACAGTCTTTGCCACCACCATGGCAACTATTAAGACAGCAGTTGCAACTCTACCGCCAGTCCTAACGATGGCAGCGAGTGGGTTTACCACATTTACTACTCAGGCGGTGGCAGCAGTGACTGGATTGGCTGCAATTAATGCTCCAATCACTATGTTTAAAGCTCAACTAATGACAATAACACCAGCTCTAGCACAAGCTGGCGCTGGCTTTGCCGCGTTTGTTGCTCAATCATCAACATTTAGTACAGGTTTAGCATCTGCCGGTCCTACAATAGCAGCATTCAATGCTAATTTGATGAGCTTATCTGCAACAACAGGAGCGCTAGTTGCATCAATAGCTGGTTTATCAGCTGTGCTTTCTGTTGTATCAGCTGGCTTTAGCCAAATAGGAGCTCCTGCGACAGCAACTGTTGGTCAAATACAAGCTTTTGCTTCTAGTACAACAGTTGTTTCGTCAGCATTTGCTAGCATGCAATCTATGATTCAATCTGCCATGGCCGCAATAGTAAGCAGCATTATAACATCATTTAATCAAGCGGCCTCTCAAATGCAATCAATCTTATCTCGAATGCTATCTCAGGCTAGGACATTTGGGTCTCAACTAGAGCAACAAATGAGACAATCGGGACAGCGTTCAGGACAAAATCTTGCTCGGGGACTATCTTCTCAACAAGGTGCTGTTATTAATGCTATTTCTAGCATGGTTAATGCTGCGGTATCAAGAGCCAACGCGGGAGCTGGTCCTATGCGTCAAGCTGGAGCGTACATCGGACAAGGGCTTGCGCAAGGAATGTATTCAGCGCTAGGAGCTGTAACAGCTGCAGCAAACGCCCTTGTAGCACAAGCCGAGAGAGCAGCAAGAGCCAAGGCGATGATTCATTCGCCGTCAAGGTTGTTTGCAAAACGAGTTGGTCAATATATCCCGCAAGGGGTAGCTATGGGTATCGACAAAAACGCTGATGTCGTTGACGACTCTGTTGGCGGGTTATTTGATAGCATCAATAGCTTTGATTTTAATATCGCAGATAGACTGGCTAGCATTGGAGCTAAATTCCAAGGTGTTATCAAATCAGAGAGTTCACAATCGTTATCGCAGCAACAAGAGTTCGTACATACAGCTCAACCAGCGTATATAAACTTTAGTTTAGGTGGAAACGAATACGAAGCATTTGTAAGTGACATCACTAATCAACAAGCAAAAATTGAAAAAATCAGACTAAAGAGAAGCAGCTGGTAGTTGTTTCTCTTAGTTTTTTGAAAGGAGTAAAATGTACGAATTTAACGATACTATCAGAGGTACTCCGAAAGTTACTTTTAATTTAAAGACAACAATTGGTGAAAAGGTATTAGAAGAAGAACTCAATAATGATTTAGGTACCTTTAGGACATTGACTGTTTCTGGTCGTGATGTGGTGGACTTAGAGCATCAAACAACAAGTGTTTTAGGGCGAAATGGTGAGTATTTCCACAATGCCACAGTCGAAGTCAGAAAACTAGAAATAAAAGCTAAAATCACTGGAAAAGATAACCAGTCAATGCGTTTGCAATATGAAAAATTAAACAGATTAATTGTTAGTCACAATCAAGTTTTTTTATCATTTTCAGACGAACCTGACAGAAATTATCTAGGCATCTTTAAATCTAAAGATGTCCCAGAAGAAGTTTCTAACGAGCAGATTATAGGACTAACATTCATCTGCTACAATCCGTTTAAAATGTCTGATGTAAAAACTAAAAAAGGAACATCTATCCAAAATGGTGGGTTATTTCAAACAAAGCCTATCATCACTCTCAACCTATCATCACCAACAAAAGAAATTAAATTGTTGCATGTCGAAAGCCAGAAGTATATCAGATTGACTGGAACTTATACCACTGACGAAATCAAGATTGATATGGCCACGGGTAAAATTACCCAGAACGGTCGCAACATCCTTGGAGATTTAGATATGATTAATAGTAGGTATTTTGAGCTATTACCTGGTAATAATACATTACAGTGTGCCAATGCCGCCATAACCGCAGAGTTTAGAGAGGTTTATCTATGATATACCTGTTTGATAAACTTGAGCGATTGGTCGCTACTGTTGGTACTGATGACTTGCTCTCATGGCACTTTAAGGTCAAAAACAATGATTGGGACCAGGCTAGTTTTGAAGTGCCAGTTGATTATGACGTAGAGCCATTTGTCTACTTTGGTTTTTTTAACTACGACCCTAATCAAAAAGAAGATGTCTTTAAGCTCTTTAAAGTCATTGATTACAACCTAGAAGATAGCAAGTTTTACAAAGGCTTAGACAAAGCTGAGAGTGATCTTGATACCATTGCCATTATCAAAGATAAGCGCTTTAGACAATCGTCCGCAGATGCTTGTATTGATGGTGCTTTAGAGGGTACGGGTTATCAAGTTGGCAAAGTTGAGGGAATAACAAATGTTAGAACACTTAGTTATTACTACATCAGTCCACGAGCGGCTCTGATTAAGATTGTGGAAGCTTTTAACTGCGAGTTCAATGTCAGGTATACCTTTATTAATAACAAAATCACTAGTCGTTATATCGACCTCAAAAAGCGCTTTGGAAAGCCAACAGGCAAGCAATTTGAACATGGCAACAACCTGTTAAAAGTCGTCTACGAGGAATCAACAGATGACATTGTGACTTGTCTGATTGGCAGAGGTAAGGGTGAGGAAATCCAACACGAAGAAGCTGAGCCTAAAGATGTCGAGGGACACTTGCCACAGGAAGAAAGGCGGCAAGGCTACGGTCGAAGAATCGAATTTACTGATGTTGTCTGGTCGGTCGAAAAAGGCGACCCGATAGACAAACCAGCTGGTCAAAACTTTGTAGCACTAGATAGTGCAAGGGAAGAATACGGCTTGTCTCAAAATGGTGAGCTAAAACACCGCTGGGGTGTCTTTGTCAATGAGGAAATCGAGGATAAGACAGAACTCTTAAAAGTAACTTGGGAAGAATTGCAGCGTTTGTCAATCCCTATCAGAATTTACAAGGCAGAAATCTTAGACATTGGTCCAGAGACGTGGAAAGGCGACTCAGTAGCCATTATCTATGATGAGGTAAAAATAGCTTTTGAAACTCGGGTTGATGAGATTGATATTGACAAGCTTAATTTTAACAGGTCAGTCGTAACACTTGGTGATTACAGCGTTGTCCAAAATCGTGAGTCACGGTCTCGTAAAGAGGCTGTCCAAAACATGATAGATGAATCTTTAGAGACTATCACAGACTTAGGAATGACATTTCAGGAATTTTTGCAAGGCATCGAAAAACGCATCGAGACTGGCAAAAAGGAGATGGAAGACAATTGGCGAAAAGTTAACCTTGAATTCGATAACTTTAAAAAGAAGGTTGAGCAAGAAGGCTTGCAATTCAACACCTTGAAAGAACAAATCAAAGAAGTTGATGAACGCACCGATAAAGAGCTTGAAGAGTTCCGAGCCACCCTCAAAAACCTAACGTTACCGGAAGAAGCCATCAAAAAAATCACCGAGGCTATCAAAGTTGATGACATCCCGTCTCTTAAGCAAAACTTTGATGACTTAAAAAACAAGGTCAGCGAGACAAGCGAGACGGCACGTCTAAATGCCGAGATTATCGGTACAGACGGTAAGACCCGCTACAACAAAAATTTATTGGTTGGCGACCCTAACCGTGTTAAAAAAATTGATGAGGATTACATCGAGGTAGAAGCCAACGATGGTGGTTTTAAACGTGGCGAGACGTACACGATTAGCTTTAGCCAGACTTGTGAGCTACTCCAAAAAGTGGCTATCACGCTGACACAGGCTAACAACAAGGGAGTTAAGTTAGTGCTGACACCAACTAAAGCAAAAATGGAGTCGCAGACCTTTGACCTCACTAAAGATAAAGAGGCTATCAGTGTTTATCCGTTTAGCTACACAGTGCTTGTAACCAGCGACTGGTATAAATCTAAGCAGATAGATTTAAACGCGTCGGAGGTGAAGGAATTGGCTCTGGAGATGGATTATAAAGAGATTGCAGATGCCAAAGGTGCAACTATCACAGGGGCATGGTCAGACAGTCCACAAATTATATTAGACGGAGGTAAAAAATGAGTGAAAATATACCGCTGCGAGTCCAATTTAAGCGCATGAAAGCCGCCGAGTGGGCTCGTAGTGATGTCATCTTACTGGAGAGCGAGATAGGCTTTGAGACAGACACAGGTTTTGCCAGAGCAGGTGATGGGCACAATCGATTTAGTGACCTTGGATACATTAGTCCACTCGATTACAATCTACTGACTAACAAGCCAAATATTGATGGATTAGCGACAAAAGTCGAGACCGCTCAGAAACTACAACAAAAAGCAGATAAAGAGACCGTCTATACAAAAGCTGAATCGAAGCAAGAGCTTGACAAGAAATTAAATCTCAAAGGTGGCGTTATGACAGGTCAACTAAAATTTAAGCCAGCCGCCACTGTTGCTTATTCCTCGTCAACGGGTGGAGCGGTCAATATTGACTTGTCGTCTACCAGAGGTGCTGGTGTTGTTGTCTATTCTGACAATGATACCAGTGATGGGCCGTTAATGAGCTTGCGGACGGGTAAAGAGACCTTTAATCAATCGGCGCTTTTTGTCGACTATAAGGGGACAACAAATGCCGTTAATATTGCGATGCGTCAGCCAACCACCCCCAATTTTTCATCGGCGCTTAATATTACTAGCGGCAATGAAAATGGTAGTGCAATGCAGCTACGAGGGTCAGAAAAAGCGCTAGGAACGCTAAAAATTACTCATGAGAACCCAAGTATTGGAGCGGATTATGATAAAAATGCGGCAGCGTTATCCATTGATATTGTCAAAAAGACAAACGGTGCAGGAACAGCCGCTCAGGGAATCTACATTAACTCAACCTCAGGCACGACAGGGAAGTTGCTTAGGATTAGAAACCTTAGTGATGATAAGTTCTACGTCAAGTCTGACGGTGGTTTTTATGCCAAGGAAACTTCGCAGATTGATGGCAACCTGAAACTCAAGGACCCCACAGCGAATGATCATGCGGCAACCAAAGCTTATGTAGATAAAGCAATTTCTGAGTTAAAAAAACTCATACTAAAAAAATAGATTAAGGAGGATAAATGAGCAGAGACCCAACACTTATTTTAGACGAGTCAAACCTCGTTATTGGTAAGGATGGACGTGTGCATTACACATTTACCACAGAGGACGACAACCCAAAAGTCAGACTAGCTAGCAAGTGTCTAGGCACAGCGCATTTTAATCAGCTCATGATTGAGCGAGGAGACCAAGCTACTAGCTATGTTGCGCCAGTAGTAGTTGAGGGTACAGGTAATCCGACTGGACTATTTAAAGACCTCAAAGAGATTAGCTTAGAGCTGACAGATACTGCTAATTCCCAGCTTTGGTCAAAAATCAAGCTGACTAACCGTGGTATGTTGCAGGAATACTACGACGGTAAGATCAAGACCGAGATAGTCAACTCCGCCAGAGGTGTCGCTACACGTATCAGCGAGGATACTGATAAAAAGCTAGCGCTCATCAATGACACCATTGATGGTATCAGGCGTGAGTATCGAGATGCTGATAGGAAGCTATCCGCAAGCTATCAGGCAGGCATCGAGGGGCTAAAAGCCACAATGGCCAATGATAAAATCGGTTTACAAGCTGAGATTAAAGCCTCAGCACAAGGGCTATCGCAAAAGTATGATGATGAGTTGCGCAAGCTATCGGCTAAGATCACAACAACCTCAAGCGGCACTACAGAGGCCTACGAGAGTAAGCTTGCGGGCTTACGTGCTGAGTTTACTCGCTCAAATCAAGGCACGAGGACAGAGCTCGAGTCACAAATTAGCGGGCTAAGAGCGGTACAGCAGTCAACAGCTAGCCAAATCTCTCAAGAGATTAGAGACCGTGAAGGTGCTGTCAGTCGTGTGCAGCAGAGTTTGGAGAGTTACCAAAGGCGGATGCAGGACGCAGAAGAAAACTATAGTAGCTTGACCCATACGGTTAGAGGGCTACAGAGCGACGTTGGATCTCCGACTGGTAAAATCCAATCGCGCCTTACTCAACTAGCAGGACAAATTGAGCAGCGGGTTACTAGAGATGGTGTCATGAGTATTATTAGTGGCGCTGGAGACAGCATTAAATTAGCTATCCAAAAGGCTGGCGGCATTAATGCCAAAATGTCTGGTAATGAGATTATCTCAGCAATTAACCTCAACTCCTACGGAGTAACAATCGCAGGTAAACACATCGCTCTCGATGGCAATACGACTGTCAACGGCACCTTTACCACAAAGATAGCAGAGGCTATCAAGATTAGGGCTGATCAGATTATTGCAGGCACGATTGACGCTGCTAGGATTAGAGTGATTAACCTTAACGCAAGTAGTATCGTTGGTCTAGACGCTAACTTTATCAAAGCTAAAATTGGCTATGCTATCACTGATTTGCTCGAGGGTAAGGTCATTAAGGCTCGTAATGGAGCGATGCTTATCGACTTAAATACAGCTAAGATGGACTTTAATAGCGATGCCACAATTAATTTTAATAGCAAAAACAATGCCTTAGTACGTAAAGATGGCACACATACTGCTTTTGTACATTTTAGTAATGCCACACCAAAAGGCTATAGAGGCTCAGCGTTATATGCCTCTATCGGCATTACCTCATCAGGAGATGGCATCGACAGCGCTTCTTCCGGTCGTTTTGCAGGGCTAAGGTCATTTAGGTACGCTACGGGATATAACCATACTGCTGCAGTCGACCAAACCGAGCTATACGGTGATAATGTCTTGATTGCAGATGACTTTAGCATCAATCGAGGATTTAAATTTAGACCAGACAAAATGGAAAAAGTGCTCGACATGAACGACTTGTATGCGGCTGTAGTAGCCTTAGGACGTTGTTGGAAGCACTTAGCTAACGTCGGCTGGAATACCGTTCATGGCAATTTTGTAAGTGCTGTGAATGGGGAATTGAATAACTACATCACAAAAATTTAACAGGAGATAATATGCAATTAACTATTAAAAACAAAGATTTAAACACACTATATTGTGTACTAGACAAAATCAAAGTCACGAACATGCGAGCAAACCGCGGACGTGCTAAGCTACTCGCAAAAGTAGTAGATAAATTCAAAGAGTACGCCAAGGATGAGGGTGACCTTATTGATCTGTATGCTCAAAAAGACAAAGATGGCAAGTTTGTCATTGATGAGCACAAAAACATCAAGCTAGCAGACCCCACTAAACTCGACGAGTTCAGCGGCCTACTCAACGAGCTAGCTGATGAAGAAATTGTGATTAAAGGGGGTGAGTACTCCAAGCGATTTATTGACTTTTTAAACTTTTTAGAAGAGTGTGAAGATGAATTTACATCATCTGAAATCATTCTTATCGACAACATTTTGGAACAATTTGAAGAAAGTAAAAAAGGAGAATAACCATGAGAAATTGGAAAGTGACAGGAAAATACCCACAATTTGACAGCACAGGAGCAGTCGCAAGCACACATATTATTATCACTGCTGAGGATGGCTCAGTCATCTCTCAACTTGTTAAGCAAGACTTAATCTCGACTAATGACACAGAGATTATCAAAGCTACTTTGGAAGAATTTAAAAAATCTGAATACGTTGAAATTGCAATGGGCGAAGCCGTGCAAAAGGTAGACGACCTTGAAAAAATCTCACAGGAAACCGCTAAGACTGCCAAAACTGCTCAAACAGCTGCTGGACTAGCTAAGGTGTCCGCAGAGCGTACACAGCGAATGATTAACTTGCAAACCATCCACATGTTAACGAGCGGCGGCAAGATTGATCCTGACATTTATAAAGGCATGCTTGAGCTAATCGAGCCAGCCAAAAAAGGTGAGTATCAAGCCTATGATGTCTTTACGGTGGTCGACAGTACTAAAGAGGAAGACGGTGAAGCAGGCGAAGGGAACCTAGTCTTTGTACACGTTAATGAAGCATTTGAGTATGACAAACAAACCTTAGAGGAGCTAGAGTCAGAAGCCAAAGTAACAGTTATCAAGTACGCTGATTTGGTTAAACAAGATTAGAGGTGGTTTATGGCAACAGAGTTGATATTTGGCGTTGGTGGCTTTATTTTAGCTATCGTCACGACTTACAATATTTTTAATGCAAAATCCATCAAGCATGCGACAGATATTACTTTGTTGCAATCTGAGGTAGAGCATTTAAAAATTGTTACACGCCAAAATGCTCGGCGGCTTGAAGAGCACGCTGAGCAAAATAAAACGTTGATTACAATGACAGAGCAAATTAAAAATTTAACAGATGATGTTAAAGATTTAAAAGATATGATGAGAGGAGAAATCAAATGATCAATTTAAAATTACGACTACAAAACAAAGTAACCTTGATGGCTATTTTGGGAGCTATCTTTTTACTGGCACAGCAATTAGGTATTAAACTACCATCAAACATCGCGGATATTGCCAACACAGCTGTAACGCTTTTGGTATTGCTCGGTGTTGTCACAGATCCAACCACAAAAGGCCTGTCAGACAGTGAGCAAGCATTGACTTACCACGAACCAAAACAATAGGAGGAGCCATGCGAGCAATCACACGATTAGCATTAGTTATAGCAATCGCAATACTGTATGTGCCGATATCTGTTGTTGCTCTGATCTTTTATCCATTTTTAGATAAGGAGGACAGATGACCTTTTTAGATAAAATTAAACAAGGCTGTTTAGATGGCTGGACAACGTACAAAATCTTGCCATCCTTGACCGCAGCGCAGACAATCTTAGAAAGCGGGTGGGGCAAACATGCCCCACACAACGCTCTGTTTGGTATTAAGGCAGATAGCTCTTGGACTGGTAAATCATTTGATACCAAAACCCAAGAGGAATATCAAGCAGGTGTTGTCACGGATATTGTGGACCGATTTAGGGCGTATGATAGTTGGACTGACAGCATTATTGATCACGGTAAATTTTTAAACGATAATCCACGGTATCAGGCTGTGATTGGTGAGACTGATTACAAAAAAGCTTGTCACGCTATAAAAGATGCAGGTTATGCCACAGCTAGCGGTTATGCAGAGTTGCTTATCCAACTAATCGAGGAAAATGACCTTCAGGAATGGGATGAAGAGGCTATTGTCAGAAAGGAGAAGCAAATGATTAGTTCTCAATGTCGAGAAGTCATTGAATTTTTTATTAACTTGGTAAATGCTGGGGTTGGCGTGGATAAAGATGGTTTTGCGGGCTGGCAATGCACAGATGTGCCTTGTTATGCAGCAAAGCACTGGTTTGGTGTTGATCTTTGGGGAAATGCGATTGACTTACTAGATAGCGCTGCTGCCGTAGGTTGGGAAGTCCACCGCATGCCGACAGATGCAAATCCACAGACTGGAGCATTTTTTGTCCAATCAGTGCCATATCATCAATTTGGTCACACAGGAGTTGTCATTGAGGATAGCGACGGTTATACCATGCGAACTATCGAGCAAAACATTGATGGCAATCCTGATGCTTTGTATGTCGGTGCACCAGCTCGTTTTAATACTCGTGATTTTACCGGCGTGACAGGATGGTTTTACCCTCCTTACCAAGGAGATATTGTCACGCAACCAGTCAGCACCGAGCCACAAACGTCTGACACTATCGTAGAGACAGCAAAAACAGGTACTTTTACGCTTGATGTCGCAGAAATCAATATCAGACGTTGGCCAAGTCTAGCCAGCGAGGTTGTAGGTATCTACAAGCAAGGTGATACTGTCAGCTTTGATAGCGAGGGCTACGCTAATGGCTATTATTGGATTAGCTATGTTGGAGGCTTAGGTATGCGTAACTACCTAGCTATTGGACAGACTGATAAAGACGGGAACCGCATCAGTATTTGGGGTAAATTAAATTAGATAAGACAAATGCCCTCGCTTTTTGCGGGGGCTGTTTTTTGGTATCCTAATCAAGATGTAGTGTTAGCTAACTTTTTAGCTAACAAGATATAGTACTTGACAAATATGTTATAATTAAGAAAAAGGAGGTGTAATTGAGATGCATGCGTTATTTGTTGCAAATTATATAATTGAGTATTCAAATAAAAAAGGCTACAAAATTAATAACCTTAAATTGCAAAAATTATTATACTTCGTTAATGTAAGAAACATTCTTGAAAATGGAGCTCCGCTTTTTGAAGAGAGTATGGAAAAGTGGAAGTATGGACCGGTTGTTCCTGATGTCTATCATGAATATAAACGTTTTGGAGCTTTTTCCATTTCTACAGACGAGATGATTATGGAATATGTTGAATTCAGCGTCAGCCCATTCGGGGAGTTATCTGACTTAGAGATAACTGAATATGACTCACAAAAAGTAGAGAATACTCAATTGATTGAGAATACAGTTGATGCTCTGCATGGGTTCGGTCCGTTCGAACTTGTTGATATTACTCACGACCATACACCTTGGAAAAAGTATGAGGATAGAATAATGGACGGTGTCCAAGGAATTAAATATACAATCGAAGAAATAAAAGACTTTTTTGGACATAATCCAGGGGCTAAAATATGGGTACAATAGCTCCAGCGTTTATGGAATTATTACTAGATGCTAATTTTTGCAAAGCACCAGTAAATAATCAAGACACTTTATTAAAGGTTTATCATAGGGAAATGGCTAAAGATAATGTCACAATTCCTTATGAAATAATTGCTGAATATGTGTATAGTCACGAAGATAGCGTTGAAGAAAATGAGAAATTAAACTCAAATATCGACTTTATTATTTCGGAATTTTCAGGGACTGATACACAAAAAGATATTTTGATAAAAAACCTCGATAAAATAAAAAGCAATTATTCATTAGCTCAAACTCAGAAAAAATTTATACTTAAAAACTCTCAAGAAGCTAAAGATGTTCTGGAGAAGATTATCCCTGAGCTAAAAACATTAGCAAAAGAAACTTCTAACCTTGCAGCTACAAATGACGAATTAAAAAAACAATCCGCAGAGACTGACGGTGTTTTGCAAAAAGTTAAGCAAGGAGTGGATGATGTTCGGAATACAAAATCTTCAATCTACACAGACTTTATTGCTATCTTAGGAGTGTTTTCAGCTTTTGTTTTTGTTATGTTTGGTGGTATAGATGTAGCAAGGGCGATATTTGACATTGGTAATGATCTTCAGACTCTTGATTTATCAAGGATGATTACTGTCTCAAGTCTAATGCTAATCGGTGTATTGACATTGATGTATTCTTTATTGCTGTGGGTAGCTAGAATTACAGGTAAAAATTTTGGTAACTGCTATTCGTCAAAATGTGATAATGGGTGTCGGCATAAATGGCGTCATTTTCTCATGAGACATTCATTTTATTTTTCTTTAATGTTCTTACTTGTTTTAACAACTGTAGTTAGTCACTGTCTCCTTAAATAAAAAACCAACCGCTCTCTTAGTTGAGGGCGGTTTTTTGTGTGCAAAATCAAGAAAATTCTTTTATCTTCTAAAACAAAAAAAGGGGGGAAGATAAGTTAAAAACTTAGTCATACCAACCTGATGAAGTAGGCGATCTTGAATAGATGCTGTTAAATAATTGTATACATAAAATCCTATTATATTAAGCTTTATAGCTGTATAATGTTTTTTTTGTGTTTTTTTAAAATTATAGTTGAATTATTATTTAAATATAGTATACTTGCTAAGCAAATTGATTAAACTTAAAAAATGTTAGGAGAAAAAATGAAAAAAAATACCTTGACTTTGTTATTCCTTGTGTGTGTATCGCTTGCTCTATACACTACTGAGAGTGTCTTTTCAGATGCTGTGTTGGTTAATAGCGAATTAAAAAATATCTATACGAAAGATGTAATTAATAGAACCAATATGAAGATAACAAAGAAAATTGGCACCCAGTTAATATTTAACACGAATGAAAAAACTAGAGTCTGGGATGATGATAATTATAATAAAGTTATATCTAGCAATGTTTCTCCAGCGCAAGAAAGACGCTTTAAGGAAGAAGAAGTTGATATTTATGCTCTAATAAAATCCTACAGTGTGATATGTAAGGAACAATATAATTATGTTGATGGAGGTTTGATAAGAACAAGTGACAGAGAGAAACTTGATTCAACAATATATATGAATATTTTTGGGGAACAGATACCGCTAAAAGAGCAATCAAAATATAAAATCACATTTCAGAATAAGTTTGTAACTTTTCAAGAAATTGATGTTAGACTTAGGAAAAGTTTGATGAGCGATAATAGAATAAAGTTATATGAACATAACTCAATTTGTAAAAAAGGGTATTGGGGAATTCATTATAAAGATAATACAACAAAGTTTACCGATTTATTCACTCATCCTAACTATACAGATAATGAAACGATTGATATGAGTAAAGTAAGTCACTTTGATATTTACTTAAACGAAGATTTTTCTAAAAATTAGTGGTTGAATGCTATCTTAATTTAATTTTTAGTCTATTTAAATAGATTTTTATGAATTAGACGGTTTTAGTAGACTTAGAGCAGCTTGTCACTATCAGTCAAAAGTCGGTTAACCGAGGAATATTATAAAACCGCTCAGATTGATTTCTGTGCGTTATAGAATTCAGTTTATTGTCTTTTAAGAATTCTGCTCAAGCACTTCCGATTTAAGCATTTTGAGGTTCAAGTTCCAAAAACATAGTTTAATAGCTATATTGATTTATTAAGGAGAATATAAGATAAATGAGAATTTTTTTACACCAGAATTGTCGTTTGGTTAATATGTCAACTACTTTTTTTATAGTAGTATTGTCATTGATGGTATTTTCTGTTAGGATGGTTTCTGCGGAAGGGACTATTAATATTAAGGATATATACCCTCCAAGGTGGGATGTAGATAAAACATTATCCCCTACTACCTTAAGAGAAATTTATAATAGAGATACTATAAAAAAAGTGAATAAACCCATTACTGGAAAAAGAGGGACGCAAGTTATTATGGATGCTCAGCATAAAACTAAAGTATGGGAATTTGATGATTATAATTTTATAATATCAAGTAACCTACACCCATCTGTAGAAGGTAAATTTAATGTTGGAGATAATGTCGATGTTTTTGGTCTTGCATTATCAGCTGAAGTATTTTCAAAAGATCAAATACATTCAATCAATGGTGGTCTCGTTAAAGTTAATGAGAGAAAAGGAGCCGGAAAAACGATTTACATGAACGTTTTTATTGATGGGCATAAAAAAGATGATACCTCGAAATATAAAATAACTTTTGAAAAATCTCCCGTTACCTTCCAGGAAGTTGATGTTAGATTGAGAAAATCATTTATGCTGAACGATGAAATAAAACTTTATCAGTATGATTCCAAAGTTCTATCTGGAAACTGGGAATTTCACGGCTCAGGCGAGAAAGAGGAAGGTGCTGACTTATTTAAATACCCAGATTATAGATATAATAATTTGATAGATATAGACAAAAAGAGTCATATTGATGTCTATTTATTCACAAACAAAGAAAATTAATTAGTATCAAGAAACCAAGGAATACCCTCTTAATTGAGGGCGTTTTTTGTTCGGTACATATAAATGTGTCCAATATACCAGACTTTTTACGAATAAATAAATAGGAGGTGCTTTATGCTAACATACGACGAATTTAAGCAAGCTATTGATGACGGATATATCGTAGGAGACACAGTTATGATCGTGCGTAAAAACGGACAGATTTTTGATTATGTGTTGCCGCATGAGGAAGCGAGAAATGGAGAAGTTGTGACAGAGGAGAAGGTGGAAGAAGTGATGGTGGAATTAGACTATATCAAATGA